ACTCATTGAATGAAGCATTTTTAGATTCAGCTCAGATTCGTGGTAACGTAGTTACTCGTGCTAAACTCCTTGGATATATACCAAGATCAACTCTTGCACCAAGAGCTACTGTTACTGTTACACTTACACCTCCTACTGGAACTCTACCTGAAAGCGTTACCTTGCCACGTGGCGCAAAATTAACTACAACAGTTGGTGGTATATCATTTACTTATGTTGTATTAAATAATCTATCCGCAAAAGAAGTTGGCGGAGTATATATATTCTCTAATGTTGAAATTGCAGAAGGAGAATTAAGAACATTAAAATATCGAGTAGATAACGATGTGGTTGCTCAAAAATTTCAGCTCTCTCATAAAGATGTTGATACATCTACATTAAGAGTAAGAGTACAAGAAAACGAATTATCAACATCGTTTGATATTTACTCAAAGTTTGAATCATTAAAAAATGTAGATTCAAGTACAAAAACTTATTACTTACAAGAAAATAGTTCAGGATTCTATGAAGTATATTTCGGTGATGGAGTAACAGGGTTTAAACCAATCAATAATAATATTGTTACTTTAGATTATTTAGCAACAAAGGGTGATGAATCAAATGGAGCAAGTACATTTGAATTTAGTGGAAGTTTAGGTGGTTTTACATCTGTAATTAATACAACAACGATTAATAATTCAGCTGGTGGAGCAGAACAAGAAACAATAGAATCAGTAAGATTTAACGCACCACTTACATTCGCAACTCAAAACAGAGCTGTAACATCCGATGATTATGCAGCAATCATTAAACAAAACTTTACTAACATCAGTTCAATATCAACTTGGGGTGGTGAAGATAACGATCCACCAGATTTTGGTAAAGCGTATATTTCAGTAAAACCAATAAGCGCAGACAAATTAACAGACGCAGAAAAAACAACAATTACTGATACAATATTAAAAGGAAAGAATGTAGTATCAATAACACCAGAAATTGTAGATGCAGAATTTACTAATTTAGAATTAGATGTATTTGTAAAATTTAATCCAAGTCTTACAGATAGAACAGAAGCTGATTTAAGTTCAGTTGTAAGAGATACAATTGCAGATTATAGTTTTAATAACTTAAATAGATTTGATGGTGTGTTTAGACACTCAGAATTACTCGCATTTATTGATAATTCTGATCCATCAGTTACAAGTTCAAATGTAAGACCAAGAATGTTTCAAAATATTACAACCCTAGCCGGTGGTGTAAATAATGATTTTGAATTAACTTTTGCTGAGCCATTCTTTCAAACAGGAGATTCTACTAAATTTATTTTAGATAGTACAGCATTTAAATTAAATATTGATCCTACACAAGATCATTTCTTAGGAGATATACCAATCACAGGTACTAATCAAAGACAGATTATAGTATATAAAATAATTGAAGGTCAAAACATAACAGTAATTAATAACGCTGGTATTTTAGATGTAGATAACGGAAAAATTACATTAAATAATTTTGCAACACCAACAGCGACAACAATTAAAGTTACAGTTGTACCAAATAGTTTAGATATTGCTCCAGTAAGAAATCAATTAATACAAATAGATAATACATTTGTTGATATTACAGTAGCAGTTGATACAATTGCAACATCTGGAGTATCAGGCGGAATAAAATATAATACAAATCCAAGGATAAAGTAATATGTCAGATAATAATAAGCCATTTAGTTCTGGGTTTATAGCTGAGACTAAAAATACGCTTCCCCTTACAAAGGAAGATATACGGCTTGATCAAATTATTCCACCAGATATATTTAAAGATAAGACACGTCTTAAAAATTTTTTAGAATCATATTACGAATTTAATAATATTGATGAATTTTTATTTACAAAAGATGATACGTTTCAAGACATTGTCTTAAATAATATCGCAAGGTTTAGAATACCAGATCCAAACAATGACGTAACAAGATTTTTTACTGATGAAACAGGTGCGTCATCTACAATTACATTTACAGATGCAGAAGGTAAAACTAGAAAAGTTATTCCTCTTGCTCGTGGTGAAGATGAATTTGACATAACAATATCAAATGGTAATGATTTACCTGGGTCACTTGCAAATAGTACATCTGAATTAGGTAAAACATTTACTCTTACTAATTTAAATGCTGCAACTACTCAGTTATTAGATGGAACTGAAGAACAAACAAATGTAGATTTAAATACAGTCAACCTAACACTTACAACTCCAATTACAAACTTTGTAAATTCTGGACCATCATACGTATTAAATGAAATCGAAAGAAATTTAGATATTGATTTAAACGATAGCGAATACTTAGATATGATGCAAAAAGAAATTGCACCTATCGTACCAAGAAACGTTTTAGTAGAAAAGAGAGGTTTATATAAACAAATAATAGACTTCTATAAGCTCAGAGGTTCTGATGATTCTATTGATGTATTCTTTAGAATATTATTTAATGATGAAGCTCAAATCGAGTTTCCAATTAATAAAACACTTATACCTTCATCAGGTAACTTTGATGCATCCCAGGGAAGGTACTTAGATAATAAAGGTTTCTTATCTGATAATATAAAAATACATGATAGCGATAGATTTCAAAAGTTTTCTTATGTAGTAAAATCGGGTGTAAATATAAATGATTATGAATTAGTATATAAAAGATTAATTCATCCGGCTGGTTTTAAATTTTTTGGAGAAATTTTATTATTATTAGAGGGTATCGATATTACTCAGTTCAATACATCACTGATTGAACCAGCAAGTTTAGCAACACCATTACATCGTAAAACATTAGGTGTAGATAGTGAAGGGTTTGCAAGATTAGTAAAATCAGCAATGCCACCAAGTCAAGAAGGTGTTGTTGGTATTGAAGATGTACCAATACCAGTACATGCATTTGCATCTTCCTTTACACCGAACATCGTAGCAAGAGTAGGTAAGGCTGCAAGATTCTCTCCAGTATTAAATGCTTCAGGTGCAATTACAGGTGTAGAAATAATTGATCCAGGGTTTGGATATATTTCAGCTCCTACAATTACAGTAGCAGGAGAACATTCAAGTGGTACAAATCATCCTACCATAACCTGTTCACTCGAGGCAGGATCTGGGCCTAGAAGCATAGATTTAGACTCAATTGTTATAAACAATAGTGCTGGTTCAATAAAAAATTATAATAATGTCACATTATCAGCATCTAATCCAGTTGATGGTAGTAGTAATTCGGTTGTAAGTAAAGTTATGGCTCTTGAATTATCAGGATTATATGCAAAAGAATTTGTATCAGCTCCAACATTTACAATTGATGCACCTACAAGAAAGAATGCATCTGGAGTTTTAGATGGAACAACTGCAGCGGGTACAATATCACTTAATGCAAGTAATAAAATTGCTTCTGTTGCAATAAGTAATAATGGTGATGGATATCTCGTAGATAGTCCAACAATTAGATTTACGACAGGAGCACAAAACGAACTCAGAACAGAACAAAATAGAAAACATATTAAACACATAGAATTAAATCATGTTGAAGTAGATCAAATTGTTACAGCTGTAACTACACAGACAAGTAATGCAGCAGTAAATAATATACTTACAAAAGATGAAACTTCAGGAAAGCTTATACAATTATTAAGCTCAGGTAACCCAGTAACATCAACAAAAGTACCTGCACCACATGAGATTAAAATAATTAATAACAGTTATGGTATTAATGCCGAAAATGGATATCAAGAGAGAAAAGGTTCTTTCTTTGATACACAAAGGTTATATAACTCAGGTCAAACAATTGAGTTTTTAGGCACAAATACTATTGAAAGCATTGATACAACTGTTATAAATAAATATAACACACGTACAAACGTGAATATAGCTTAAAGGGAAAGATTATGACAGCAATAGTAAGTTCAAATTTTAGAGTTGTAAACGCCGCTAATTTCGAAAACGACGTTAAGAGCTCAAATGTGTATGTGGCTATTGGTAAATCAGATGCTTGGTCTAATTCAACATCCGATATAACTGATACGACGCCATTTACGCCAAACGATCACATCGATGATTTAGCTGAAGC